AATAAGCAATACGAAACACTCACCGTCTCGCATCATGTGTCGAACAATCGACCGTTGCATTTGCCAGAAGTTTTGTTGACGAGCTACATCCCAAATCTTAGTCCTAGCTTTTCGTTCAAACCATTCATCGGCTAGCTTGTTCCACTCGGTATCTTTAGTCGCCGCACTTGGGTTGATTCCTCTACCGACAGCGTATCGTACCGGTTTATTAACCAACGCTCTGAATAAACCAATGTTGTTGTATAACCAGTTAGCTTTCTTTAACAGTTGGTAACGAGATTCCGGAGGTAATATTCTTTCCCCCTCCGGACTGAAGTCAGGGATATTTGAACGTGCCTGACTACTATGCGCCCCTGTAAAGGCTCCGGTTCCGCCGAACCAACTATTGAGCCAATGTTTAAATCTTTTGATTGGTCTCATGGCTGGTTACACCTGGATTTGAGAGAAGTCCGCGACGTGGACCTTCTGAGGAGATTTCCCGGTCTCTTTGATGGTTTCCAGGTACCGAATGGTAGCCATGATGAGTTCACCAGGATGTTCACCCCGATAGAAAGTGAACTCGGTCAATCGACCTCCCTCGGAAACTCTTTTGACTTTACCCGCAGCAGTTATTTCCTCGATAGAATTGCATAACAAGTCTTCGAGGAAAATAATTGGGTCTTCAGGGTCTTGACGCTTTGCGTACCGAGCTAATGCTTCAATTCTTAACTCCACTCCGAAGGCGGAATGTCAACGACTAAGCCCGGTTTAATTCCGCTGTCGTTCGGATCTTCGGCTTTAGGTTCTGGTTTGTTAAGGTGACCAGACACCATATCACCAACGACCAACTGCATCTTTTCGCAGTCACCCAAGTGATTGTTACGAGCACGTTCCCAGACCAACTCGACGTTACCGCGTACCGACGGTCTTTCTACCAAGTGTTCGTCGGTGAGTTGTTCTATGTACTCATGATTTATATCCTGTGGGAGATACCATCTAGGTTCGGAGCGTTCCTTGATACGGCGGCAGTAAAGTTCTTCCTTGTAAATATCGTCGTCGTAGTTGGTAAGAATGAGTGAGGATTCCCCGTATTTAATACTGTGATCCCGCCATGAGTCGGTTAACCCGCTGTTTTTTCCTACTCCTTTCGCAGGGAAAAATCTGCCACATGTAGCTAAGCACCAGTCATAGACACCCGCCCTAGATCTGGCGGCGTAGCCGGAGTCGATCATCACCTTCCAGATCTTGTATTTATTGCCTTCGTACTCGTATAAACGTCGGGAAATGTTTTCTAAGTCGTGATAGGAAATCGCTGAGCCGAAGTCGAGCAGGTAACTTACTCGTCCTTTTACCCAAGCTCTGATTGTCCACCAGAAGTTTTCCTGTTGAACATCGACCGTCATAGTGATGAGCCTAGGCTTAACAGGTAGTTGACCCCGTTCATATTTAGGCGATGATTCGACGATAGCCATGATATCTTTCGATAGAATAGTCGTGGCTTTGCGGATATAAGGCATACCTCGATAGTTGTTATCGAAGTCGTGCATCCTGCCGGGCACATCTTTGGATTCTAGGTAAACCGCAGCGACTCCACCCCAGGTTTCAAAGGGTGAATATAAAGCTGAGATATGAAACGAACGGTGGTCAAACGGCGCACGTGGGTTATTCTTCTCCCATGCACCCTCGCTGTTCATAGCGATTTTCCGGTTATTGTGTATTAACCCGTCGCAGTTCGCGCACCTGTACCGTGTCTCTTGCCTAACAAGGTCTAGGTCCCAATACCCGTCTGATCGTCGGCAGTCGTCTGGCCACCAGAGTCCACCTTTACCCTTGGTATAATAGAAGTGTAGTTTCTGCTTGAATCCGCAGAAAGGACAGGGAACATGATATCTTTCTTGGGACCCCTTGAGGTAGTATTGCCAAAGTACACCGTTCTCGATTGTGGGTGTAGAAATGATGAAGATCTTACGAATTTCCTCGTAAGTTTTTGTCCTTGCTATGGCGAGTTGGACAGCCGATGTTTCCCGTTCGCTTTCATCCGGCCATTTGTCTACCTCGTCCATTTTAACATGCAATGCTGGAATCGAGGCTAGGTTGCTGGGGGAATTAGATCCTCGAAGTGTTATTGTCGCGCCGTTAGCAAATAATTTGTCTAACTTTCTCCATTTACCTCGTTCCCGAACAGCTAGGTTTTCTACTTCTCTGCAATACTTAAAATGGGGTTCCAACTCACGATCGTTGAACCGGACAGCCAAATCTTTCGTTGCAGTGTAATAAATACCTGGATTTGGTTGGTGAGCAATGTCCCAGAGCACCAGGTTCTTCAGAACTGTCGTTCCGCCTACCTGGGCGGATTTAGCTAGAGTTAGAAGCCGAATGGCGTTATCGGCATAGGCTTCGTAAATCTCACGGGTATAAGCCACAATACCGGTGTCTATAGGGCCCCGGAGTTTAGCACCGCTTTCAGGAGGTAATTCGCAGTTTTCCTCTATCCACTCCCAGACTTTCTGTTCTTTCCTGGGTTTGTAACACTCTTGAATAATTCCTGTTAACTCGTCGCTGAAATTGTTCATAGATCGGTTACGTCTGTTCACGTTTTTCAACGTCCTCCCATTCCACAAGGTGACGAGTAAGTACCTTCATCTCGTGCTGTAAGGCTGTACGCATCTCAGCGGAGGTTAGCCCTGCTAGTTTATGTACGAGGCGGTCTGGTAACGAGTCTATGGCGATACGCATAGCGCTATGAATTTGGTGAAATGCAATTTTGACGTCTGATTTTGAGACCGACTCTTTTTTGAGCTTCTCAACCTCAGGGTTAGTCACCTCAACTCGGCGTAGGTGCTCAAGCATGTTGAGCCAGGCATCTCGACACACTTTGATCTTAGCCGTATTACCGCTGTTTTTGGCTTTCTGGTAGATTTGGTAGAGGAGTACTTCTTCGCGTTGGAGTCGTTGAATGCCTGGCGCCATTCCTTTCTGGGTTTCGTTAGGCTCTTGGTCCGATCCTAACTCATCCAGGGTAGTAGGCATTTGCGCGGCGTGCTTCTTCATCTCCTCCGGATCATCTAAGTTCACACCTGATGCGGAGAGCCTCTTAGCGATGCCCGGGCCTATGCCGTAATGTTTGGCGTACCAGTCTATGGAATAGGCAAATTTACGTTTCCTGCCCATGTTTACGGTACCAAAGTCAACGTGGTACCGTACCGTACGATCGTTTTAGGCCCCGTACGATAGGGAATGGTACCAAACCCCCTGAAGGCCCTATTTTACTAGAAGGGGCATTCGTACCGGATCGCTGGCCCGTCATTTTGAAAAAAAGATTCCTTTTTCAAAATCCTTTTTTCTCTCGGATCAAAATAACAGTATTATCTCTGTGTTACGATGCGGACATTTCGACGGACAGAGTTACAGTGTTTCGATCGATAACACGTTTATTATCAATGTCTTATGTGGATTGAATGAATGGTTAAATTATCGGCTTTACAGGCCGTTATGACACAATCCTAACATCTCTCCTGTTTTTACGTTTAATACGTAATAATTGATTCGTCCGTACTATTTTGATTTTTTAGTTCTGTATTTCCATTTTCAAATTGGATCAAAAAATTCTATGCACCCTTCGGTACTTATTGCAAATGATTCTTAATAACAACAACTGTAGTTATTGCGACCTATTCTCAATATGGTTAAGCTACCGGCCATCGCCTATGACCCGACTAGCCTGAGTCTTTATTGCAACCCACTTGCAACAACATGAGTCAACCGCATCGAGCCTAGCCCGACTGGCTGTATTTATCTTAATGCAACCAATTTGCATTAGTCTATAGCATCACAGCATGATGACACCTAATCAGATTAACATTAGCCTAAACTAATATTTTCTAGTATTTAGAATTCTCACCACCACCATATATATAGTGATGGTGAGACCACCACTGGTGACACACACCCTAGCGGGTGGCTTTGACTAGCCACCCGCATAGGCTAGTGTCACCTAGGCGGTGGGCCGGGCTTTCAGAATTTTTTGCGCGTGGTGGTGATTTTATTTTTTGAAAAATAATTATTGACGAATTCAATTGAATTACTTAGAGAAAAAAATCTCGACGAAAAATAGATGTGATGCTAAGTATGGTCATGGAAACGATTAATGAAGCTCCGAAAAAACGGGGTGGGAGGAAACGGGGGTCGTTCAAACCTCTGGAATATCGGCACGTGAAAATTGGATTCTCGGTC